GCCGCATTGGCAACCCTGAAGCGCCTCATCGGCATGTGGTCCGCCGAGGGCCTGATGGTCTGGTTCGACACGGTTGAGGCGTTGACCTTGATCATCGGGACTGCGGAGTATACCATCGGGACGGGCGGGACCATGTCCACGACCAGGCCCGAGGATATCAGGCGGGCCTATATCCGGGTGGACAGCGCAGACCATCCGGTCAAGATCATTTCTCATGGCGAATATCAGAGCTTCCCAAACAAAGCGACGTCGGCCAGACCGGCTTACTTGGCGTTCAACCCAGCTTATCCCCTGGGCAAGATCCACCTCTACCCCACGCCTGACGCGGCCTACTCTCTCTATCTTGTCAGCCACAAACCCTTGACGGCCTGGACTGCGCTTGATACCGATGTGTCTTTGCCGGCGGAATACGACGGGACCATCGTTGCCAACCTGGCGATTGCCTTGGCCCCTCAATACGGGGCGAGTGTGCGAAACGACGTGGCGGGCGCGGCTTTGTGGGGCCGGCGGCTGATCAAGCGGCGGGCGGCTACTCCGGTAGCCCCGGTTGATCTTGAGGTGGCCCGGATGACCCAAATAGGCCGCGCGGCTGGCCCGAAAACCGAGCGGCCGTTCAATTTCTGAGGTTGACATGCCGAACGCGCTGCAAGTATTAAATCCTCCCAACCAGAATCAGCTTTACCTGATCCTGAATAATGCCGGGTATAGCCAGCCGAACCCGGCGAACGCGCTGGGACTGAACCAATATCAAGGCCGGCCGTTGATGGTGGTGCGGGAAGATCAGTTGCAAAACGCCTTAGGCGCGGCGCCGGGGTTTTCTCCTGGGGAACTTGAGACTAACGCTTTGCGGGCCATGGACCTTGGCGGAAACATCGGAACGTCAATGATGCCGGGCATGGGCGATGTGCGAGACCTGGGAGAGGCGATAGGCGGCAACGACTGGTGGACGGGGCAGCAATTGACGGGTCCGGAACGCTGGATGAGCGCGGGAGCGGCGGCGATTCCGTTTGTGGGGATGGGTATGGGGCGGGCAATCGGTCAAGCGACGGCGCCGTTTGCCGAGGATCTAAAGCGGGCCATCCAGACGCCGGAGTTTAAGAATTGGTTTGGGAAAAGTGTGGTGGTGGACGAAACCGGGGAACCCATGGCGGTTTATCATGGAACCAAGGCTGATTTTGCCGAGTTTTCCCCGGACCGGATCGGGGCGAACGCCGACAGCGGATGGTGGGGCCGTGGGCATTATTTCACGCCCGACCCTGGCATTGCCGAACAATACGCCAAACACGGCAGGTTGGCAGGTGCGCAAAAAACCATGCCGGTTTTTTTAAACATTAACCGCCCCTTTGTTTTTGATGCAACGTCGTCTGATTCGTTTAACAAAACCAAGGCAGAGGCGGCAAGGATCGGCGCGGAATTAAACAACTTCAACCGCCCGGCAGACCCGGCTGATTTTACAAGCCGAGCGATTGCCGGCGGATATGATGGGGCAATTTTGCGATATGACGGATATCCGGCCGAGTATGTAGCTTTTTCTCCCAACCAAATCAAATCTATCTGGAACCGGGGCACATGGGACCCGAACAAGCCGGAGATAAGCTGGTGAGAACCTCCGAACTCACATTCCTGGGCGGGGCGTATCTGGGCACGAAAAAAGTCATTTCGGCTCAAGAGTGCGTGAACTTTTATCTTGAGGTTCCGCCGAAAGAGGCGGTCGGGGCCAGATCCGCGCTGATCGGGACGCCTGGGCTTGACCTGTGGGTTGACCTGGGGACGTCGGCGGAGGTTCGTGGCGTTCTGGCGACGGAGGCTTGCCTTTACGCCGTTTCGGGCGCGACGCTGTTTTCCGTGACGTCGGCGGGCGTAGCAACCAGCCTGGGAACGTTGCTGAGCGCAACCGGCTATGTGGGCATGGCCTATTCCGGGTCTCAACTGATTGTGGTTGACGGGTCCTATGGCTACACTTACACGGAGTCCACTACAACGTTCGCCAGGATCACCGATGCGGACTTTCTGGGCGGAGATACGGTAGTTTTTATCGACGGCTATTTTATCGTGAACGAGCCTGGATCTGATCAATTTTGTGTCAGCGGGCTTTACGACGGGACCGCCTGGGACGCGCTCGACCGGGCATCGGCGGAGGGCAGCCCCGACGCTCTGGTGGCCGTGGCAACGAAACATAGGGAGCTATGGCTATTTGGCAGCCGGACCACGGAGGTTTGGTACAACTCGGGCAACGTCCAGGGCGCGCCGTTCGACCGGATTAGCGGGGCTTTTCTGGAAATCGGTTGTGCGGCGAAGGGCAGCGTGGTCATGGCGGACAATAACCTTTTCGTCCTGGCGGCAACCGCTCAGGGCGCGGGCATGGTCTACCGGACAGAAGGTTACAGCCCGAAGCGGATCAGCACTTCGGCCATTGAGTCGGCCATTGCCGGGTATTCGACTATTTCCGACGCGCGGGCCTGGGCATACCAGGAATCGGGACATACCTTTTACGTGATCAACTTCCCAACCGCCGACAAAACCTGGGCCTACGATGTGTCCACTGGATATTGGCATGAGCGGCGATCTCGAAAAACCGTGGGCGGTCTAAGCTACGACGGTCGGCACAGGGCACAATGCGGGGCTTATTTTGCCGGCAAGCAGATTGTCGGTGATTACGAATCCGGCGAATTGTTCCAGCAGAGCCTTTCGTTCTTCGACGATGACGGCGCGGCGATTACCCGGATTCGGACGGGGCAAACCGTATCCGACAATCAGAATGAGGTGTTCTATTCGGGGTTGCATGTCCTGTTTGAGCCTGGGCCCGGGACCGGATCGGGGCAAGGCCTGAACCCCCAGGCCGTGATGCAGACGTCGAAAGACGGCGGTCATACCTGGAGTAATGAAATGTGGGCGGACGTCGGCCGGATGGGCGAGTACCATCAGCGGGCGGCGTGGCGCCGACTTGGGGCCGGCCGGAACACGGTTTTTAAGTTGACCGTTTCCGACCCCGTTCCGTGGGTAATTGCCGGCGCGTTTGCGTCGGCGCAAACAGAAATATAAGGAGACCGCAGAATGAAAAAAGGCAAAGGCAAGGGTAAGAAGCCCAAGGGCGGCGGCGGTTGCGATAGATGACCCCTCTCGCCCCTCCGCCGGCCAGCACTCCGATGATGAGCGGATCTGGAATCAATCCGGTTTGGTCAGGCTGGTTTCAGGCTCTTTATGAGTGGATTCTCAACTCGCTCAAGCGCGCGCCGGTGGCGGACATCGACAACCCGATCGAGTTGGCCGCGTTAAACAGCAACCGGCCGGGCGGTCTTTTGGTGGCCTACACGGTCACCGGGTTAACGACCGATAAATATACTCTCTATGCCTGGGACCCCAGCGCGGGCGCGGTAAATGTGCCCTACGTGGTTCAGGGTGCGGGCGGGAAATGGGTGGCCATTGGCGGCGCGTATACTAATCCGTAGAGCAACAGAGCAGGAGATGCCTCAACTGGTGGGATTCCTCCGGGTGTGCTTTGCCGATGGTTTTGAACAGGCCGGCTATCCGTGGCATACCGAAAGCGTGGCGGCCATGGTTTCGGTGGCCATGTCGGGCCGGGCCGTGGCTTTTGTGGCAACCACGGACGGGCAAATAGTCGGGGTTATACTTTGCGTAGCTACCCCATATCCGACCGATCACAGGCGATTTCGGGCGGCGGAAATTGCATGGCATGCGGACCCCTCGCTCCCAGTTTTGAAACGGGGCCGGATCATGATCAAACTATTGGAAGCGGCGGAAACCTGGGCGGAGTGCGCGGGAATGCCTCTTTTCATTTCGGCATCAAATCATGCCGACAAATGGCGCGTTGGCGCGTGGCTGGCCAAACGCGGGTATGCACAGCGAGAAACGATTTACGCGAGAAAGGCGGGTCGCCATGGGGCTTGAAACGATAGTTGGCGGAGTCTTGGGAATAGGTGGAGCGCTTTTGAGCTCGTCTGGGCAGCAAGAGGCGGCCGAGGCCGTATCTTCCACGGGTGAAGCCCAAGCCCAGGCCGCGCTGCTGTCCACCCTGGAAACGATAGCCTATTTGCGAGAGCAGGCGGCGCTCAACCGCCAAGTGGCTGAGCAGGCCGTGGCACAGGCCCGCGCTGACGCTGGGAGGTATTTCCCGCAAGGGCTAGCGGCTTACGACACATCAATGAATAATGCTGTGTCTAGCCTGAACGAGTGGACCACAAACGCCGCAAATAGTGTGCAGTCAGGGCTAAATGATGCCGTGGCGCAATATCAGCCTTATGCACAGGTTGGCCCGCAGGCGGTCCAGACATTATCTGACTGGACCTATGACCCCAACAAATACATCGCGTCCCCCGGGTACCAGTGGTTGTCAGATCAGGGCACGAAGGCGATCGACAGGGCGTCATCGGCGGCTGGCAGGTGGAGCAGCCCGGGGACGGGACAGGCCCTCATTGATTACAGTCAGGGCCTGGCCAGCCAGGATTATAGCAACGCGCTCAGCCGGCTGGGAAATTTGGTAAATATTGGCGCAACTGGGGCATCTGGAATCGCAAATGCCTCTATGACCGCAAAGAACAACATTGCAACTTTGTTCGGGAATCAGGGTACGGCGCTATCCAATCTGTACTCCAACCAGGGCGCCAATTTACTTATCGCTTACAACAACTTGTGGCAGCAGTTGGGCAACCAGGCACTGACTGGGGCGACTGGCCAGATGGCGAGCAACACGAGTGCGGCGAATCAATTCAGCGGCGCCCAAAGCAATTATTTAAGCGGGCTGAACAGCGCGGCGCAGACCAGTATGACCGGCGCCCTTATGGGCGCGAACGCTAACACAGGACTGGCCAATAGTTTGAGCAGCGTGGCGGAATCGCTTTTGGGCGGTTCGTACGCCAACTCGAACACAACCAGTAACCCCTACGCGAGTTATTACACTAATCCCTGGGGTGTGAGCCTTTACGGCTAAGGAGGTTTTTGCATGGCCTATTTGCCTAGTTTTGTTGAGTATAAACCTCCGGACGTTGCGGGGTACGGCGAAAAACTGAGAGCCGTTCGCAGCGCAAACGCGCTTGCAGAACTCGGACTCCACAAAGAGCGTACCATGGCTGATATGGTCGGGAAGTACGGCCACCAGGCAAAAAACATGGTCGGCGCAATAGATCCGCAACGCGGGGCAAAAATGCTCGACTTTGCCAGCCAGAGCCTGGACCAATATCTTCGCATGTTGCCGGCGACCGTGAACAACCCGCAGGCTTTTCAAGCGCTGATTCAGGACGCGATGAAAAGCGGAGTGTTCAACCCGCAAGTTCTCCAGGGTTTGGCGAGCATGGACCCCAGTCCGGACAATATCGCGCGGATTCAAGAAATGGCCATGGGCCTCAAGGACAAAATCGAAATCCAGAGAATCCAGGCACTGACGGCTCTAACCGGCGCGAACATCGGCAACACCAATATGGATTCGGCGCTCAAACAAGCTCAAATCAATCTGTTGAATCAGAGCATGATGGGCGTGGATGGGATGCCGGCCGGAGGGGGCGGAGGCAGTGGCAATCCGGGCTTGCAGAATTTCAGTTTCGGCCCGGGCGGCATGACCTACACCATGAATCCGTTCCAGTCTCAGGGCGGCGGTGGGGGCGGTGTGATGCCACCGGCGATGGCCCCTCCGCCGGCGATGCAAGTCCAGCCGGAATCGTTCAATCCCGGAACATGCTTTTCTACGCCCAACGGAGGGTATACCTGAGGATCTCGACCGGCGCAGGTTGCGCCGCAAACCTACCAGGCCCCGACCGGCGTTTTCGCCCCCGAGCCCGCGCCGGCCCCCGGCCCGGTTTCCCGAGTGGTCCCGGCCCCAGGCCGAGTCGGGATTGTTCAGGGCGCGGAGAAACTTGCTCAACTCAATCCGGACCTGGCGGCCGTGGTAGTCCACGCTGCGGCAGATCAGCCGCTTATCGTGGCTGAAACGGCCAGAACCCCGGAAAAGCAGGCTGAGTACTATGCTGCCGGCCTATCAAAAACCCTGAACGGGCGACACGTGGTAACCGAGCCGGGGCAGGTGGCCCAGGCCGTGGACGTAGACCCGGCCCCGGTAAACTATAATGACCTGGAAGCCTACAAGCAATACGGCGCCAGGGCCAAGGCCATCGCGCGGGCGGCAGGATTGCCGGTAACATGGGGAGGCGACTGGGGTTGGGATTATCGGCATCTGCAGGCCGATGGGCCGGTTGATCCGACCAGGGCGACCGGTTTTTTGCCCTTGGGCGCGTCGGGAGTTGCCGGAGTAGTCCCGGCGCCGATAAACGCGAGCGCGGGCAATATGCTTGCCGCAAATATTCCGGCCGGAACCATAATTAATCAACCGCGCGAATTTGCGCCGATAAACGCGGGTGCGGGCAACGTGCTTGCCGCCAATATTCCGGCCGGAACCATAATCGACCAACCACGCGAATTTGCGCCGATAATAAACCGAAACGTTTTGGCCGTTCCATTCGGGCGCGGCGGAGAAAACGTTCTGGCGGACGCGGAAAAGCAGCGGATTCTCGACTCAGTGGCCGCAAACGCTCTGGCCGGAAGCCGATTCCGCGGGGAACCAGTTCAGGTTATGCCCATGGGTGTGGGCGCGGGAGGGCAGACCGGGAGCATACTGCAGCCTGTTCAGATTCCTGAGCCGACGCAGGTTCAACAGCCACCGGCGAGACCGATAGCGGTAAATCCGGTTACGCCGCAGCCCGTCCCAGCGCCGATGAATTTCCCTGTGCCGCCGTCTGGGCGGATGACCAAAACCGGATGGGACCCGAGCAAGGAGAGCGAAGAATACTCCAAGGCTATCGTTAAAGAATATGAGAAAGTCCTGGCCGACGCCAACGCGGCGGCTTCGAATCTTCAGAATCTTCAAATCATGCAACGGCTTCCGGTCAAGTCCGGGGCGCTTGAACCTGAAAAACAGTGGGTCTTGCAATCGCTGGACGGCCTGGGGATTCCGGTTGACAAGGAACGTATAGTCAACAACCAGATGTTTAATCAGTTGGTCAACAACGTCCAGTTGCAAAACGCTCAAAAGATGAAAGGGGCCTTGTCTGATAGGGATCTTCAGTTCTTGGGGCAGTCGTTTGCCAATTTGAGAAACACGCCGGAGGCGAATAAATTAATCATCAACTCAAATATCGCGGTAGCCGAACGCGAGTTAATGAAGAAAAAACTTTACGAAAGCCAACGGGCGGCGACCGGCTCTTTCTCCGGCGCGCCGGAAATCTGGCAAAAATACATGGAATCGACCCCGTTCATGCTGGCCGACCCACGCTCTGGCCGGCCGGTCTTTTATCATCAATTCAGGGATGAAATCTGGCGGGCAAATGCCAACAATCCGGAGTTTACCCGATTGAGTCCGGATGACCGAGAAACCTATATCCACGAGCAATGGCTCAACATGCCGAGGCAATAAAAATGCCGATTGTCAACCCTTATTTGCAAGGACCCGAAGCGAAGCCTCCGCCGGCGGCCGGCGGGATAAAAAACCCGTTTCTCCAGGCCATGGACCCGAACGTTAACCCGGTAGCCAAGCAGGCCATGAGCGGCCAGCCGCAGGACCCGCTCCAGAGTTGGAACCTGGTGGAATCACGAGTCACTGGGATTCCGACCGGGGCTGGATTCACGACTCAATGGGAGGCGTCCTGGCCACATGATCCCATGGCGAAAATCGGAATCTATGCAAAGGCCAGGGGAATCAGCCCCGACCAATACGGGATCACCGACACTGGCGACATTTTTTTCACGGCGCCGGACGGCCAACGGTATCTGGAAACAGCCCCGGGCGTGGGCAAGATTCAGAAGCTGGTGGCTGAAATCACCGGCGGAGAATCACTACCTGTTGCCGGCGGTTTAATCGGATCACTTACGACCGGCGGACTCGCTCCCATAGCGGCGGCCAGCCTGGCCACCATGGGTGAGGGCATGAGGCAGGCCAGATCATTTGAGCGCGGCGAAACGCTGGCACCCGAGGAACGGGCGGCATATTTAGGAATGGCTGGATTGAGCGAGGCGACCGGGGCCATGGTTGGCAACTTGGGGCCGCGATTCCTGAATCGTATCCGGTTGATGGGGTCTGGCAACCGCCTGCCCAGGGCCATGACCGATATCGAGCGAGTGCAGGCCGTAACGAATCGTCCGGACACCATGAAGGCAATTCGCCTCAGCGAACAAATGGGAATTCCACTTCGGCCGGCTCAGGCCAGCCGGTCCGGGTCCCTGCTTGCCCAGGAGGGCATAGTCAGAGGGCAGCCCGAGTTTGAGGACCGGTTTATTGCCAGTCAGGCCGCGCAGGAGCGCGGGACCAATGCGGAGTATGAACGGCTGATGAACCAGATCAGCGCGATATCAGACCGGGAAACGGCCGGTGAAAAGCTGGTACAGGCCAGTAGGGAATGGTGGACGCAAGCTGATCAGGCCCGAACATCGGCAACCGCGCCGATGTTTCAGGCCGCTTTTACGAGCGCCCCACCAATTGATACCGGCCCGGTTATCCAGGTTCTTGACCAGAAAATTAAAGCATCGACCCTGGGGTCTGAACGCCGGCGACTTTTGGAGCGGGTGAAAATGGGGCTCATGGAAGAGACCACAGACCCCGAGGGAAAAACCATTCGAGTTCCTCGAACCGACCTGGCCGGCTTGCATGAATGGAAAATGAACCTCGACAAATGGAACGAAACCCCGCCGGACTTTTTGCCGCATGGCCTAGATAAATTCATGAAAAAGGACATTGGCGAGGTCAAGTCGGTTTTTTTTGGCATCGCTGACACTGCCAGCCCGGAATATGCGGCGGCGCGGGAACGTTTCGCCGCTCTCAGTCCGCCGATTGATCGTTTCGAAAAGAGTCAGGTTGGCCGGTTGGGGCGGCTCGAGGGCGACGCGGTAGTAACCGCCCAAAATCAGCTTTTCCAGTCGGTCATGAGCCGGCCGGAAACCGTGGCAAAATATCGGCAATGGATAAGCCGGCAGGACCCCGAAGCCTGGAATGCCGGCCTTCGAACTTACCTCGAAGGGATTTTCGACGACGTGAAAAGATCGGCCGGGCAGGAGTCTTTTAACATGCCCAAGGCGCTCCACGACCGGATTTTCGGCAGCGCGAAACAACAGGACATACTCAAGGCCGCAATGAGTCCACAACAATTTCGGGCCATGGAAGATTTTATGTTCGTTTTGGACAGGGCGGCGGCCGGGTGGAACACTGGCAGCCAGACCATGCCGCGTCAGGTGGCCATGCAGAAAATGAGGCGGGACGCGGTGCCCGCATACGCCAGCGTCCCGGCGAGAGCGTGGCAAACCGTAACCGGGGCCGCGTTGAATCCGGAAACGTTACTCGAAAATATGCTATTGCCTGGATATCAGCGGAGACTGGCCGAGGCATTGCTTGATCCAAGGAAGGCGGTCAGAGTGGCGAACATCAAGAGGCTTACGCCGGGCAGCGAAATGATGGTCAGGAAAACTCCGGAACTACTCGCCGACATCGGCGCCGGTAAATTTCGGCGGGACCTCGAACAGTCGGGCTATCCCGCGACACAGGAGAAACAAAATGGCATTGATTACCGGATATCCGCTTTTCCGGGCGTTTGGCGATGACGGTAGCCCCCTCGTGGGGGGGCTACTCAATACCTATGTGGCGGGGACCACGACGCCGAAACCCAGCTATTCAGACGCGGCCGAAACCACGCC